ATTAGTATTTACATCTCATGCTGAAACAAAACAAATTATAAATGAGATAACAAAAGAGAAAGAAGAAAAAACTATACCAACTATGGATAAGAATGCATTTAAAATTATTGGAGGAGTTGTTGATGCTATTGTATATTGTGCAAATGTAGAAGCAGAAAATGGTGTACGTAGAATAGCTTACTTTAGAAGTAATGGTAAATTTGAAGCGGGCAGTAGATGGGGAAAATATTTGCCTAATGGTGTAGACTTGAATTTTAAAGATTATGAAGAAGCCATTGTAGAAGCTATTGAAAAACAAGCAGAAGAGGATGGAGTAGACCCTACTGAAGCTGATGACGAGTCACCATACAAAATTGCAGAAGAATCAAAGCATTATGATTATAATGAAATGATGGAAGAAATTAATAAGATAGGTACGTTCTTAGTAGAACAAGAAAAAATACATATCATGAATGATTTATCTGATGAAATGCTAGGAGTAGGAAACAAAATTTCTCAATGTACAAAGTTACAAGTAGAAGTTATGAATAGCTTTTTAGTTGAAATAAAAGAAAGAATAAGAAATGAAGGATTAGAAATTTCAGAATAAAAATGGGGCTAGATTGCCCCATTTTACTAAAAAGGACGGTGATAAAAATAGCAAAACCAGTTAAATGTCCTGTATGTGGGAAATCAAATGACAAAAGTAATACAATAAAAATTAATAACAGATATTATTGCATTTCATGTGGAGAAAAAAGACAAAAGGAAATGGATAAAAACTCGAATGGATGGAATGGCTTATATGAATACATGAAAGAATTATATGGTAATGTAGATGGAAAAATGTTTAGTTTAATAGCTAAATATCGAAAAAAGCCTTATAACTATACTAATGAAGGTATGAGGTTAACATTATATTATTATCATGAATTATTAGAAAACCCTATCAATGAAGAAGCCATAGGTTTAATACCATATTATTATGAAAAAGCAAAACAAGAATATATAATTAATATGGACATACATAATCATAATTCATCTATCAAAATTAAAACAAATATAAATCGAATTAAAGTAAAACCAACAAAAAATATAATAAAATATAATAAAAAAATTGACTTGAATAGTTTAGGAGTTGATGAATCATGAATAATAAAAAATTAATAAAACTATACTATGATTCAAGAACTGGTTTCCAAGTAATTGGTTGTTTATTAAAGAAACCAATTTTATTAAGGGATAAAAAATATGATTTATCACCAGATGATTTTTATAATAATTTCCATCAGTATGTATTCTCAGCTATAAATAATCTATATGAAAATGGAGTAGAGGAGATTAATTTTGTAGAAATTGAGGCTTATTTACATCAATCCTCACCAAAAGGATATAAAATCGTTTTTGAAGATAATGAAGGTATGGAATGGTTAACTAATTGTGAAGAAAATTCAGCATTGAGTAATTTTGAATATAATTATAATAGATTAAAGAAATTCTCAATTCTTAGAGATGCACTAACAGAAGGAGAAGATGTAAGTGATATATTAGATTTAGAAGAAATAGATAATAAACAAATTGAAATACAAAGCAAAGCTTTTGATAGCTTAACTATAAAAGAATTAATTCAACATTTCGATAAACGTATTTTAAAATTAAAAACCAAATATAATAATAATAAAAGTGAGGATTATTTAAAGGCAGGGGACTGTAGTGAAGAAATACTTGAGAGAATTAAGAAAGGTGAAACTTATGGATTATTAAGTTTTAGTGGCTTTAAAAATAGGATAACATATGGGAACAGAAGAAAAAAATTTCACTTATGTTCAGGAGGTAGTGGTGTAGGAAAAAGTAGAACTGCTTTATGTGAAATAGCTTGTTGTGTTGCTACAGAATTATGGGATTTTAATAAAAAACAATTCGTTAAAAATCCAAATAATCCAGACGGAGATTTATCAGCGATATACATAGGAACTGAAATGGATTTAAAAATGGAAGTTAGTATAATATTATGGGGAATTATAAGTGGTATAGAAACATCTAAAATAATTGAAAAAGAATTAGATGAAGAGGAGTGGAAAAGACTATATTATGCTATAGATGTATTAAAAAGAAGTAAGATACATTTGTATAATGAACCAAATTACGATATAGCATACATTGATAATTTAATAACCTCACATACCTTAAAAGGAGAAGACGTATATGCTATAGGAATAGATTATATATTATTAACAGGGAATTTAGTATTAGAAGCAAGAGAATATTCTAAAGGAATGTATACTAGAGAAGACCAGCTATTCTTATATGTTAGCAAAATGTTTAAAGAGGAAATATCTAATAAACATAATGTATTTGTAAGCTCATCGACACAACTAAATAGGAATAAATCTTTACCAGATTCAGAAAGAGATGAGTCTATGATACGTGGTTCTTTTTCATTATGCGATAAAATTGACATAGGAAGCATAATTTTAGAACCAACTAAAAAAGAATTAGAAAAAGTTGAAGATATAATAAAGCAAACTCAAAAATGGAATCTTAAAAGACCAAATCAAGTTGAGCATATTTTTAAAAATCGTGGTGGTAAATGGAAAAAAATTAGAATATTTAGGTATGTTAATCTAGGAAATATGGACTCAACCGATTTATTTGTAACTGATTGGGATTTTAAACTAATTGAAGATATTGAACAGATTTTACCAATTATTGCTTATGAAGAAAAACACATAAAATCATTTGAAGATTAGAGGTGACTTTTTATGGTCACAACAGACGTAATTCTTGAAAAGTTAACAAGCGAACATATTATTCAGATATTAAATGAGTTCAACATTGAATATAAAGATGAAAACAATCCCCAAAGCATTAAATGTAAAACAATTTGTCATTGTGGCAATAGTTATAAATTGTATTATTTAAAAAAAGAAAAATATTTTTATTGTTTTACAGAGTGTGGTAATTTAAGTGTTTTTGATTTGCTTATGAATATTAATAATTGGACTTTTTCCCAGTCAGTAAACTATGTTGCTAAAGTAATTGGTTTAACAATTAATTATGAGAAGCCTAAAACTTTTGGACAAAAAAAGAAAATGATAAATGATTGGGATTTTATTAATAAATATAAAAAAATAAAAAACGTAACCAAGACTAATCCTACCCTTCCCAAATATAATAAAGATATTCTAAAAGTTTTTGATAAAATTTATCCATCTTCTTGGGAAAATGAACATATATTAAAAGAAGCTATGAAAAAATTCAACATATGTTTTCATACTTCTGAATTTTCAGCAATTATACCACACTACGGGATTAATGGTGATTTAATTGGGATAAGATCAAGACATTTTTTACAACATCATATAGATAACAATCAAAAATATATGCCCACTAGATTAGAAAACGAAATGTATGCACATCCATTACAATTTAATTTATATGGAATTTATCAAAATAAGGATACCATTAGAAAAAAGAAAAAAGTTTTATTAGTTGAATCTGAAAAAAGTGTGATGCAATGTGAAAGTTATTATCCTAATGAAAATTTTTGTCTGGCAGTATGTGGCTCTAATTTAAGTAATTTTCAAAGAGATATGTTAGTTTATGATTTAAAAGTAAATGAAGTTATTATAGGGCTGGACAAACAATATAAAGATATAGATAGTGATGAACATGATAAATATATTAAAAAAGTTTGTAAAATAGCTGATAAATTAGTGAATTATGTGAATGTTTATATTGTCTATTGTACTGATAATAGATTGGATTATAAAGATGCTCCTACCGACAAAGGTAAGGATACATTAGAAAATTTAATGAAAGAAAAAATAAGATACTATAAAGAAGATCAAGAATAGGAGTGATTGAGTGAAATGGAAAGTAATAAATAATAATAAATATGAAGAAGTGAGGAATAATTTATTACAAATACTTTTAAAAAATAGAGGGGTTACAGACATACAAGCTCTTTTAAATGTTAATAAAAATAACACTCATCATTGGAGCAAAATGAATAATATGAAAAAAGGTATAGATTGTTTTTTAACACATGCAAATAAAAAAAATCATATCCATATTATACAAGATAGTGATGCTGATGGAATGACAAGTGCTACTTATCTTTATAATTACATATACAATAATTTTAAAATTAAATGTACATATCACGTTCATAAAGGAAAACAACATGGAATTATTTTAAAAGAATTTAAAGAGTTAGAGTATTTAGATGACATAGATTTGATTATATCCCCTGATGGAGGAAGTTTTGATTATGAAGAACAAAAAAAGCTAATTGACATGGGTAAAGATATCATAGTTTTAGACCATCATTTATTAGAAGAAAATACAGAGTTCAAAGAAAATAATAGTATAGTTATCAATCCACAATTAGATAATTATCCTAATAAAACTCTTTCAGGAGTAGGGGTTGTACATAAATTTTGTGAAGCTCTTGATGAGTTATGTAAGTTCAATGACTCTCAAAACTATCTAGATTTAGTAGCTTTGGGTATGGTAGCAGATAATATGGATTTAAGAGATTTGGAGACTAGATATTATGTATTGGAAGGCATAAAACAAATGAGACAAGATAAAGAAAGAAGATATAACAATTTAAAAATTACAGGGAATTCTTTCATACAAGAGATAATTAAAAGTAAAGAAGATAAAAAATTAAAACATATTAATATAGATTCTATAGGATGGGAAATAGCACCTTTACTAAATGGTATGGCACGTTTTGGAAAACAAGAAGAAAAAATTGATACATTTAGAGCTTTAATAGAAGAAGAAGAGAATAGATGGTATCAGCCTAGAAGAAAGAAAAAAACTGACCCTAAACCCGATAAAGTTTTAAAAACATTACAGGAAGAAATGGTTAGAATTTGTACTAATGCAAAAAGTAGACAAGATAGAGCAAAAGCCAAAGGAATTGAGAAACTTGAAAGTAAAATAAGTGAAAAACAATTAGATAAAAATAAAATTTTAATAGTAGATGGTACAGATGAGCTAGAAAACTCAACATTAACAGGATTGGTAGCTAATGGTCTAGCAGATAAATATAAAAAAGCCTTGTGTTTTACTTAGAAAAAAAAGTGATGGTGTCTATGGTGGTTCAATGAGGGATTATGATATGAGTCCTATAGAAAATTTTAATAAGTTTTTAGTAGATACTAATAAATTTGAATGGGTAAAAGGACATGACGGGGCAGCAGGTTTTTCTATAAAAAAAGAAAATTTATTTGAAATTAATAATACTATAGAAGAAATGTTAAAGAATACAGTTATGGAAGATACACATTTGGTTGACTATGAGATACCTGTAGGAAGATTAAATAAAGAACAAATTATGGAGATTGGAAGTTATCAAGATATATGGGGAAATACATTGAAAAAACCTAAGTTCGCTATAACTGATATTAATATGGAAACTAAAAATATTGAGTTATTAGGAGAGCGAAAAAATGTATTAAGATTTAAAAAATATGACATTACTTTCATCAAATTTTTTGCTAATGAAGAAATGTTAAATAAAATGAAGATGAAAAATAAAAAAGGCTTTGGTAAAGCACCTAAGACAGTTAAGCTGGATGTTGTTTGTTATGCTAGTACAAATGAATATAATGATGTGAAATATCCTCAATTAGAAATTTTAGACTTTTATGTTAGAAAAGTAGATGAGGTGATTTTCTAATATTATTGAAAGAGAAAATAAAGGAATGTAAGAAGGTGAAAACAATTGAATACAGATCTTATAAAAAAGATAGAAGAAGAACTTAAGCATATGAAATATATAGATATTCATAATCATACTCATAGGTCTAATTTGCGTTTATTAGACTGCATAATAAAAGAAAAAGACTTAGTTGATTATGCTATTGAATTAGGTCATATTGGAGTTTGTATAACTGACCATGAATGTGTTTCAGGACATATTGAGATTCTACAGTATGTATTAAGTTTGAGAAGAGATAAAGAAACAGTTGAGAAAATGAGAAAAGAAGGAGTACAAGAAAAAGAATTAATTAAAAAATTTAAAAATCTAGAACTATTAGATAAAATGCGAAATAATTTTAAATTAGGATTAGGAAATGAAATATATTTAGTAGATAATTTGGAAGATGTAAGAGATAACTATGTTAGTCGTGAAACTAAATTCTATCATTTTGTCTTAGTTGCTAAAGACGAAATAGGACATAAACAATTAAGAGAGCTATCATCTCAAGCATGGAAAAATTCTTTCTATACTAGTCAAATGGAAAGAGTACCTACAATAAAAAAAGATATGGAAAAAATAATAAGTAATAATAAAGGACATTTAATTGGAAGCACTGCTTGTTTAGGTGGGGAATTAGCAAACCTTATATTAAAATTATATGAGGCTCAATTGGAAAACAATGAACCTTTAATAAATAGTATTAAATTAAAAATACATAAGTTTATTAGTTGGTGTATAGAAATATTTACAAAAGAAAATTTCTATATAGAAATTCAGCCTTCTGAAATGCAAGAACAAATTATATTTAATAAAATGGCTATTCATATAGCTAAAGCATATGGATTAAAATACATAATCACTACAGATACTCATTACTTGAAGAAAGAACATAGACAAGTTCATGCAGCTTATTTAAATAGTAAGGAAGGAGACAGAGAAGTAGATGATTTTTATTCATCTACTTATATGATGTCTACTAATGAACTTTATGATTATTTAAAAGATTATTTAACTTTAGAAGAAATAAAAAACTCAATAGAAAATACTCAAGATATATATAACAAATTAGAAACATATGACCTACAACATGGCGTTATAGTTCCAGAGATAGAGCCTCCTAAGTTTAGGTTGAGTCACTTATTTAAGCATTACTATGATAAGTATGAATATATTCAAAAGTATGCTTATAGTCCTTATATTCAAGATTTATATTTTTTATATTTAATTGAGCAAGGATTTGAAGAAAAAAAACAAGAATTAAATGATGAAAATCTAGATCGAATTAATATTGAGTTAAAAGAACTATGGTTAATATCTGAAAACATAAAAATGAGATTATCAGCTTATTATGTACTAACAAGAAAGATTGTAGATATAATGTGGGATGATAATATGGGTAACAGTCTTGTTGGAGTAGCAAGAGGAAGCGTAACAGGATTTTATACTGCTTATCTTATTAGTATAACTCAACTAAACCCTATAAAATGGAATTTACCACATTGGCGTCATGTAACAGCAACTAGACCTTTGATATAGAGGGTCACATAATAGTAATATTATGTTAAAACTTCGTGAACTGTGGCAACAGGTGTGCTTAATACGGTTAGGAGCTATAGGAAATGATAGTTAGATTAAGTGCTAACAGGAGAAACCTAAGTCAGAAATGATATGGCAATCCTGTGCTTAAAATTTTGTTTATTACACTTACCTATTAAATATATACGATACAAAATGATTTTTCAAACAAAAGGAGGTGAAAACAATGATAGGATATATTTACATAACAACCAACTTAGTAAACAATAAAAAATATATTGGGTTAAAAACTTCTAATGTATTTAAAAGTAATTATTTAGGCTCAGGGAAAATAATAAAACATGCAATAAAAAAATACAAAAAAGAAAATTTTAAAGTTGAGTTATTGGAGAAATGTAATTCAATAGAGGAACTTAAAGAATGTGAAAGAAAATGGATAAGATATTATAATGCACAACAAAGCAAAAATTTTTATAATATTGCAGAAGGAGGACAATGGGGAAATGTTATTGATGGTATGAATAGCGAAGAAAAACGTGCTTATCGTGAAAAGTTATCCATGTCAATAAAAAAATCTTATGAACTTAATCCTTCTTTGAGAGAAAATAAATCAAAGCTATTTTTAAAAATACGAAAAGGAACAAAATTGTCAGAAGAAACAAAGATGAAAATAGGGATAGCCTCAAAAAAAGCTTGGAGTAAAAATAAAGAAAAATTTTTACAAGGTGTCAAAAAAGGAGTAGAAAGAAAAAAACAAAATGGGACATATGAAAGCATGTGGAAAATTCATAAACACCCATGGGTTGGTCGGAATCATTCTGAAGAAACTAAAAAAGCAATAAGTAAAAATACAGACAATCAAGGAATTAAAAACCCTAATCATAAAGAAGGTAAGATTCTATTAAATGGCGATATTATATTTAATTTTAATTTAACTCAACAAGCACATCAGTTTTTATTAGAAAAAGGTTTCTCAAGAAGATTAAGATATAAAATGATAAAAGGTGAAATAATACAAGGGTATCAAATAGTAAGGATATAGTAATATAAACAAATTTTAAGTCAAACGACTATCGAAAGCACATCATAATACATTTGATGGAAGTGAGTAGAGTAGGAAAGGTTTAATTCAGCCTCCTTTCCGAAGTGCGAAGCCCCATTGTAAATAATGGGTGAAGATATAGTCTATTCCCACTATTAAATTAGTGTTAAAGTACATGGAAACATGGG